AACGGTCGGTACAACGATGCTGATGGCGTTCTGGACCTTGACGGCGCGCTGAGGCAACGAGCAGGCATGTACGCTAACAACACGTCAGCGTCGGCCACTGCGGGCTTCGTGCAAGGCTCACCGGACGATGCTGAATACACGTGGAAGCTGGGTGTTGCCGAGCATTGCCCAGACTGCGAGTACATCGCGACGCTTTCACCGTTTGATAAAGAAACTATGTTCACTCATCCAAGAGAGGGAGACACCCGCTGCCTTAGCAACTGCAAGTGTCAGATCGTCCGCGACTCTGATGGGCTAGCACCGTTTGGCCCGGTTGAATAGAAATGGAAAAGAAAACCGCTGAATTTCAAGCCGCCGCGACTCTGAAAGATAATCAGATCGAAGTCACGGCAAGCACCGAAGGAACCCTCCTTCGTGATGGGTACGTCTTTGCGCCCGGTGCATGGACGAAGAACGCACAGCGGAGCTTTTCCAAAGACGGCGCGATTTTGGTTGGTCACGATTGGGACGACCTGCCCATCGGCTTTCCCGTTTCTAGTCGCATGGAAGGCTCAGATCTTGTCAGCGTGGCGCAGTTCCATACCGACGAAGTAGCGCAGCGAGCGCGAACCATTGCCAAGGAACGAATGGAAGCGGGCCTATCGGTCAGTGTGTCGGTTGGCTTCATGCCGGCCTACGAGAAGGATTCCTACTTTGGGAACGGCGCCGACCTTCTATCAGCCGCCGAGGGTGAAGGAATGGATATGTCGCGCTTTGATACGAAAGCGATCCGGGCCTACAAGTACGGCGTGCAGTTATGCCGAGAGGTCGCCGAGTGGTTTGAATGGTCCATCGTTTTGGTAGGCCGAAACCAACTCGCCAAGGCACGGCAGGTACACGATTTTTCAGGAGAGTCGGCGCATGGTCTGACGCTCCGAGAGCATCTCGAATTCTCGCTTGGTGGAATTGAGAGAGCATTCGCCATTGAAAGAGAGCGGCAGGCCAAAGGGCGCCACATCTCGCAGGAACACCGCCCGACAATCGCGCAGATCCATTTGGTCACCAGCCAAATGCTTGAAAGCTTCGCGCAGGACGATGAGTCAGCACTCGACACGCAAACCGATAGCGCGCTGGAAGAACTCCGACAGCGTGCGTTGATGCACCGGGCCGCCGCTTCCCTAATGCGGTAACAAAACCATGCTAAAACAGCTACAGGAAGACTATAAGAAGTTATCCGCGCAGGTTCAAGGCGTCATGGCCTTGTCTGACGGAAAGCCGGGCGCAATGCCCGCCGACGACCAAGAAAAGTTTGAAAAGATGCTCGCCGACCTCGACGGTCTAAAGCACTCAATCGAACTGGCCGAGAAAGCCGAAGCTCACGCAGTTTGGGCCGCAACTCCGAACGACAAACTCCGAGTTGCTCCCGAGCAACTGCACGACATCAAGCTGCACACCCCGGAAGAGAAGCACGCTTTCGCCAAGTTCATCACCGGCCACAAGCTGACCGATGGCGAGCAGAAGGCAATCACTCACACCCTGACGGTCGGCAGCGACGTGCGGGGCGGCTACCTTGCTCCGATCACAATGGCTAACGATCTGATCATCTTGCTTCGCAACATGGTCTACATCCGATCGTGGGCGCGAAACTACCAGATCACTCAAGGTGCTTCCATCGAAGTTCCGGTACTGACGGCTGACGTTTCGGATCTTGTTGAGACTTCGGAAGCGGCGGCATCTGGCACCGACGACACCCAGCTCAACTTCGGTATGCGCGTGTTGACTCCGCGACTTCGTGAAATCACCGTTCCGATCGGTCGGTTGATGGAGAAGTCTTCGGCGTTTGACATTTACAACATCGTCATGGAATCGGCGGCGTACTCCAAGGCCACCAAGGAAGAGAAGGAATTCTTGACCGGCAACGGCGCAAACCAAGCGATGGGCGTCTTCACTGAGTCCGTCAACGGTTTCAGCACTAGCCGAACCGTCAGCACGGGCACCGCGAACGTCATCGGATTTGATGACTTTGTGAACTGCCTTGCTGGTCTTCGGTCGCAGTTTCGAAACGGCGCGAACTGGCTTATTCACCGTAACCTTGAGGGTCGCGTTCGAAAGCTCAAGGACTCCGCTAACAACTACGTCTGGTCCCCGGTTGGACAGGGCGTCTACAACTCGCAGAACCTGACGGTTGGACTGCCGGGAACCATTCTCGGATTTCCGTACTACACCTCGGAAAACATGACCGACCCCGGTATCACCGGCAACATCACCACTGGCACTATGGTGGCGATCCTGTCGAACTTCCAGCAGTCCTACGCGATTGCGGACGCCATCGACATGGAAGTCGTCAATCTTGACCAAAAGTATTACCCCCGAAAAGCCCTTGGCTTCCTCGCGGCATACGATGCTCAGGTCATCAACGAAAACGCAGGAATGCGAATCAAGGTGAGCTAAGACCATGCAGAACCTACTCCGCAACACACTCGCCGTTCACGTCGCGCCTAACGATGGTGCCACCACGACCTACACACTCGCCGCTGGCACGACTACCGTCAACTCGGTTGCCGTGGACACTCAGGGCTACAAGGGCGCTACTTTCGTGGTGACCTTCGGAACTAACATCGCCACTGCGGTTTTCGCTGGTAAGGTCCAAGGCTCTGCCGATGGATCAACTGGATGGACCGACATCACAGGTGCGGCTCAAACCGTTACCGACGTCGCCGCCGCCACGGTGGACAAAGTTCTTGCCATTCAGGTGGAAAGCCCGCTCTACCGCTACCTTCGGTTTGTCTCGGCTCGATCGGTAGCAAACTCGGTCATCAACAGCATGTTTTGCCTGCTGGATGACAACGTGAAGGGCCCTGTCACTCAGTTCGCAACGGCTGGCCAATTCGTTGCCGAACCGACCTACGTTTCGACGTTCTAAGGTTCTCTCTCAAAGTCCCCGGTTCCTCGCCGGGGCACACTTTACGCAATGGCTGTACCAACCACTGGCGATCTCACCACGTTTCTAACGTCCATCGGCGTCACTGCGCCAGCGGCAGTTGATGAATCGGTGATCCTCGCGACGGCAACAGCAGAATTTGAAGCACGTACTGGACGGCGGAAGCTTGAAGGCGATTCGGCCGCTACTGCCGTTCGGTACACGCTCCAATGGCCTCAGGGCGCAAACGTTCAGCTGCAGATCAGCGACGTATGGGCCGCGCCTACGGTCACCACGGGATATTCGGGAACCGGCACCGGCACCGTGCTGACCGAGTACACGCATTACGAACTTTTGCCGCTCAACTGGTCAACGATTGGGCGGCCAGTCGAGGCAATCAGGTTTAACGATACGCCATCCATTGACTCCGGCGCCATCCTCGTTAACGGCAAGCTGGGATACGCGCAGACGATGCCCTCAGACGTGTTTCAGGCAATTCTTTCCAAAGCGGCGGCATTAGTTCTGACTCAGATGGCAGGCGATGCAGGATCCATTTCGGACCAAAAGCAAGGCGACCGTCAAGTGAAGTTTTCCACCGAGAAAGACCGAAGCACGATTGACCGGCTGACCAACGCATTTGAGCAAACCGTTAGCCGCTACATCAAGGTTGGCTACTGATGGCGTGGGTCAAGTATCCGCACACCGTCACGGTCTACCAGGTCACCACGGCAATTGACGGCACGACCAAACTCGAAGCAAACCCGGTTGTGGGATCCGGCGTCAGCAAGACGGTCGATGTCCAGCCGTCGCCGAATCCGAACAGCGTGTATCAAGAGTGGGGCTTGGAGCTTATCAACCCGGTCTTGCTGTTTGCCGCTATCGCCGACTTTGCATCGTTCGCCGTCAACAGTCGGGTGGTTCACGAGTCCATCACCTACGTCGTTCGCGGCGTGAAGAAATGGGAGACCGGCGATACGTCAATGGATTACACCAAAGCAATCATGGAGCGTCTAAATGGCACGGCCCCTTAAAGAGACTGTACTGGTGGACGTCGCCGCGGCGATCAAAACCGCATGGTCACCGGCGCAGATTTCAATCGGCACGCCACTGACAGTCCCGCAGGCTTATCCATACGCCAACGTTCAGATCGCAAGTATCACCCGGCGCCAAGGCTCACCGACCTACCGAAGCGACGATTACCGGATACTGGTCACGGGCCGGTTTGCCTATCCTGCGACATCGACGGACTATCTAGGCACCGAGCAGATTGAACGGGCAAACGACGCAACGGATGAACTGATCAACAATACGACGCTCGCGGCGGTCAGCTACGGGACGCTGCAGGACGTGACTGACATTAACTTTGATACCGACGAAGAAGCGGC